ACTGCTGTTGATATCAATAGTGACATCCGCAGCATCCGCTTGGTAGAAATCTATACCACGATTAAGTGGTTCACTAAATGAATAAAAACTATCTGACATCTTCTATTTCTCTTTAAGAGAAATCTCAACATTGTAGTAGGCACATTGGTTGGGAATATCTCTTCTCACTAGTGTTTCGCTGTATGAATCAACATAGACAACAGTATTATAAGATGGCTCTGCTGGATCTAAGGTGATTGATAAACTTGCAGATGAAGATGTTTTGGCAACTGATAGCAGATAGTTTCTTGCCTTACGACCATCAATTGTTCTTTCTGGATGGTCTGGGAGATACTGAAAAGAAAGGGTGTATACATTCTTAGCGTTCTTAATAAACCTTTTTTTATTCCCGTTTAATAATTCAACATTTGACGCAGATGTTGCCATTGAGCTTGAGAATAGGCGACCATGCTCGGTAATTTCTTCCCCATTAATAACTACCAAATGTGTAATACCAGATTGTTGATTTTGTATTGTAGCTACCATTTAGAAACCGCCCTGTATTCCATTATAACTTGTAAATGTTCTTGATTCTAAACCAGCTGCCTTTTGTTGTCTTGGGAGTACATTAACATTGTAATCCTTCATCATTCCCTTAAACCATTCTTCTTCCCCGATAAAGGTGTCAACATTAATATTGACGGTTGATACACTTGTTGATCCACCACCACCTGCGTATGCTGGTGCTCCAGAAGGTGCTGTAAATCTTGATTGATTAATTCTTTGCATTGTTCCTAGACCCATATTTCTTACAGCATTTGCATTAACAACATACTCACCACCATGAAGGATTGCAGGAACTGGCATTGAAGGTGAACCAGGAACATAGCCACCAACTTTATATCCAGGAAGTTGCCCTATTAGAGTGTCTGTTGGCTTTCCACCATAAAAATTCAATCTTGGGTCAACACTTCTCATAACCTCTTGCAAGAATTCCAAAGATTTTTTATGCAACAGTAGTTTGTACTGCTCATTATTTGAATCTCTTTTAATCGCCATTGATCTCTCAACAGAATCTCTAATTTGCTGAAGAGCGTTGCTGTCTAATTCGTCTGATAGAGCTTGTGAATAATTTGATGAAATTGCATTATATGCTCCAGACAACGAACGAGCAGGTAATGATTCAGATGAGCTCAATAATGAATTAAGAACTAATCTTAGCTCTTGCATTTGATCTGGAGGCAGATCAACAGTATCCATTGGTTTTTGCCATCTAGCTATGACATCTGGAAATTGAGAGACCATAGCAGTACCTTGCCATCCTTCTGGATCTGGTATCTCGTTCTTCATTCTAACAATATAACCACCTGTTGGTTCTTTAAAAATGTGACGCATTAAAGTTCTAAAATCACCATTTTGATCACCTAATAAAACATTAGTATTTGAAAGAGGGAAATTTCCTTCTTTTATACCAGAAGATGGATCATAGCCAAATAACATACTCATATTATTTAAGATTGGATTACCACTAGTATTATTTCCAAGATAAGCAAACATTTGCTCAAAATCAAATCTTTGAATAAGACCAGGGCTATCATATGTTACAAGCTCTTTAAACTTAGTCATATCTCCTTTATTCTTGGCTTCAATCAATTGAAGCAAGAAATCATAGGCTCTTGCAACATACAGCCGACCTGCGCTAAAGCTATAAGCAGCACCTTTGAGCAATGGATATCCAGAAACTGGACCGAACGAAGTCATATGCTTGAGCGCACTTGATGCTAAATCAGTTCCAATGTTTTCATCAACGCTTGCTGGTGGTTTTATTTGACTTAGACCAGGAATGGCTCCTTTATGAATCCCAATTTCAGATGGTGTCAAATTGCCGACTACTTGATCATATAGATCTGTTTTTTCTATTTTTGTCTTAACATCAAGTGGGAATTTAAAGTTTTCAAAATCCCAAATATCAGTCATATCAATAACATCTCCAGTATTTGCTGTTGATCTTCCTGTTGGATTAGGTAGCCCAATCATCTCCATAATTGATTGGATTATTCCAGGATTATCGTTTGCCATTCTAAACGGAAGAGAGCTAGAACCTGAGGTTGTGGATGCAATTTCATTAAACTGAGTCTCAAGGAGGGAAGCGCCAGTTTTCTTTATGTCATCAATCTGGTTAAATGTAGGGAGTTTAAAATAGTTTCCTGTGCGTATTCCTTTTTGACTTTCCATTCTAAACAACATCAAAGCTTGGAAAATTTTATTTGTTTGTTGATCTTGAATTAATTTTTTCCATGCATCAATTTCAAAATTATTAATTAATTCTTTTTCTGCTAGGAAATCAAATGGTATATCCTTTATGTCATTTATTCCACCAAGAGCATCGGCGTACTGAACTGACGCTACTCTACCGTAAGATCCCCCAGCGTATGAAACTGATTTTGCCCATTCATCAGTAGCCGTAAAAGGAGATAGATTTAAAGGTTGCATCTGAGGTGTGCCCGTCTGAACAGATACTGGATTAAACATTTTTATAGGGCTGGCTAGTGGTTTTGACATATCTGGTATTACATAATCCATAGTCTTCATACCTAGCTCTTTACCAGCAACTGATAGCCCCTTTTCTGGATCATAGAAAGTGCTAGAGGTTGGTTTCCATAGCTGCCCGATGATATCTCCATACTCACTTGGCATGAATTCTTTTAAGATGTCATTTACACCACCAAGATTTGTACTCTTTGTGTATTCAAGAAGCGTTTTTGTATTAAGTTCAAATCCAGGATATTTACTTGCTAAGTCTGGGACAACCAGAGAAGCTTGTCTGCGCATTCTTTCTGCCAAGAAAGTATTGAAATCTTCAATTAAGAAACCAGCCAGCATACCATATGCTTCACCTGTCCCAGATGTTGAATTGTATTTTGCTTCTTCTCCAATCATATCAAGCACAGTCGCAACCTTATACAATTCACCATTTGGTGAAATTGTTTCTGGGTATATTGATCTTAGGGATGCAAATGCTAGATTTCTGCGTGAATATGGAGTTGTTAATGTATTTAATATATTTGGGTCTTGATCAAGCTGTCCAGTCACCATTAGCAATAAAGCTTTTTTAAGTTCTCTTGAAGCATCAGTGCCGCCAAACAAAGCAGCCTGCATCATGTTCAACTCAGGATCTGTTGAACCTGGCTGGAATGCGCTAGTCAATCCAGGGATTCCTGTCTTTTTCTTAGTGAGAGCGTCTAATACAAACTCTGGAGTATAGTACTTAGTCTCTTGATTTCTTGTAATTGTTTTTCTAAACTCATCCATGATCGGTGATTCTGGAGTGTACATTCCTGGATTCATAGCTATTTGAGTTGCAAACCCAGTGCTGGTTTTATCAGTTACACCAGAACCTTTTCCTGTTTTTACAGAGAACATTGGATATTGTTTTTTAAATGTTGGATCAAACAAACTTTTTTTGCTAAATATTGCTGCGACTGAACTTGCAATAGCATCTTCAAAATCATTATTAGAAATAACACTTTCAGGATATCTCAATCTGAGCATTGCCTTGGTGTACTTGCCAATATATCCAAGCTGTGATTCATACAAACTTGCTTTTCTCAGAGAGAGAATATTATCAATACCCTCACCGCTTGGGAAAGCTAGGTCAACTCCAGCGTTAACAAAAAGATCATGAAATTCATTTGAAGATAACATTATTTCATTTGCAAATTCATCAAGATCAAGTCTTTGTCTAACATTAAATATCTTAGCCATCATCTCTGATTCAACATTTGGTTTTCTAAAATTAATCTTCTCTAATAGATCTGGTATTGTAAGTTTTGCCTTCTTGGAGAAAGCTGGATTTAGCGGATCTGCAAGAGGTCTTCCTGGAAGGATTGGGTTCCCATATTTATCAAATGTTGATTTGTAGTACTTTTCTTCACTCCCAAACATGTCATAGACAGGTAACTTAGGAAGACCTGCGGTTTCTCTGTTAGCAAAAACTTCTGAAGCGGTATAATATCCTCTCTGTGTTCTTGTAAGATATTTTTGATAAAAGCTGTCATATGCGGAAGCATATTTATCTTGAACTAATGATGTCGCACTCTTGAATATCCCTGGTTTTTTAACTACTGCACTAGAAGCAGCAGATGCACCCATGCCTGGAACTTCATCAAGTGGAATCCAACTGAACGGATCTGATGGATCTTGAGTCATTTCAGTTAATCTAATTGAGGGAGTAGGAACTGTGCCTGCTGAGCGATTGCCAAGCAATTGTTCTAGTATATATTGTCTTCTTTGAATCAATGATGTCGCATAGTTTAATGCAGTATTGTTGTGTGGAATAACTGAATGAGCAATCTCTGATATTCTTTCTGGTGTTATTAGTTTCAATTTCTGCGCTGAAGCAGCCATATCCTCTGGAGACATTGAGCCGAAAACTTTGGATGCATTAAGATATGATCCATGATTGAGAGGATCTGTTGTCATGCTCTTAAGCTCACCGACAATGTTGGTAAACTGTGTATGAGTATCTGGATTTGACATCTTAGGTTTTCCAGTTCCAGTGAACTTCAGTGAACCACCAGCGTCAATTCTTACTGGAACCCCAGACTCTGAATTAAGAATATTAGGGGTATCCCAACCAATAACATCGTAGTTACCTAACCATGCATCAACTGCAAAATCTTTTTGGATCAATTTAATATAATCAGGCGATGATAACTGATCAGCAAATGAGTTTAGATTGGTTGCTTTTGGAATGATTTCTGAAATGAGTGCTGGACCATTATCAGTCATAATCGTTTTCAAATTAGTTGTTGCAACACCTAGCTCTCTATAAAGAGCATTTGCAAGCAATTCGTTTTCAATAAGTTCTTGAGTCGTTGCGTATTGACTTGTTGGCTGTTTCACATAATACTGAAGTTTGCTGGATGGGTTTTCGTAGAGTCCTCCTGGGTTAAATCCTTGCTTTTCACCAATCTTAACCAGGCTTGAGAAATCCAATTCAGGTTCTACTGAGGAGCGAACCTGGGCATTAGAAGCAGCAATAAGAGTATCAATAGAACTACTAGGACTACCAGCCATAGTGGTATCAATGAAGCTACCAGAACCAATTGACCCAAATTTAGGACTAAAGCCGCCTTGAGGCATTGTCATTCTTCCATTCAAAACATCAGCAATCAATGTAGATGGTGCTTTGCCAAATGTTTGTTTTATTGCCCCTGCTGGGTCATATAGATTGTTAAAACCGATTAGTTCTGGAGCTATTGGTGTCTTAGCCCCTCCAGTCATTTTTGCATAAGAAGACTGTATTCTTCCTAACAGGTTTTTATTAGATAGAACAGTTGTTAATCTATGAGCTCCAGCCTTACTTGCAGATGAACTTAGTGCTCCAGAAACCGCAGCAGCACCTCCTTCACCAAGAGTTGCTGTTAAAATAGATGCCCCTATTTTTGAAGTTGCTGCACGAGATATACCTGTTTTAACCGCACTGTTTATAAAACTTCCACCACCTAATGTTCCAATGCCGATTGAGTCCATAATTGCTTTATCACCCGCTAGAGCAAAAGCTGTTTTTTTCCAACCTGGTATTTTTTCTCCAGACATTCTTTCATAAGTATTTAGCTCATTCATTGCTGTTTGATATGGTTTACCAACAGTTGTTAGCTGACCATATTTACGAGGAACAAGAGGTATAGAAGCACCAGTTCCATAAAATAAATCATTTTGCCTTCTTGCGATATTATTAAGAGGATTTTGACTCTTAGAAGGTATAGCTGTTTCAATAAGCCCAGCAGCTGCGTTATATAAACTTACACCACCTACAACACCAAGTTGTTTAACAGAGTCTGCCACAGAATAAGCAAACTTACCAGTGCCTATTGCAAAATCACTTGCTTTAAAAATTGCTTTCTCAACAAGATTTAGACCTTTTTCTTTTTTCCAATTAAACGGTTCATCTGCAACTTTTTTAATTTGCTGCTCTACCCTATCTGCAGACCCTCTTGTGTTTGAAGCTGTACCTTTCTTTCCACCTGGAACTTGACCACCCTTAATGAATTTTGGAATAAGGTTATTATTCATCTTATTCAAAGCACCTACACCGATTCTTGAAACCGCCTTCGCATTAAGAATGTATTCTCCACCATGAAGAAGTGTTGGTACACCTTCTTGTGTTGGCGCTGGGATGAAGCCCTCTGGATACCCTTGATTTTGATTTTGCGCTCTTGATGGAATTATTCCACCCTTCTTGAAGCCCTTGTAATTTCCAATAAATTCTTGATATGTAAGCGCTCTTAAATTTCTGGCGGCTCTAAGTTCATTATTTCTTGCAAAAGCATCTGCCCTACCCGTTCCAGCATATGTACCTGTAGGATTAAGAGGAGTGCTGCTACCTGGAGTTCCACCACCTGGTCCACCCGCTGCTGCATCTGCAGCGCCTGCTGCTGCATCTTTTGCTGCATCTGCGGCTGCTTTTAGTTCAAGGTATTTATTAATTGCTGGATCAAGACTCTTTCTTAGCTTCTCCATCAGTGCTGGGTTTAGATCCACCATGTTCTGGAAGCTTCTAAGGATGCTTAGGTTTCCATCAATGATTGCTTGATTGAAAACCTTTGTTGGCTCTGCTTCATCCAGTGCCTTCTTAAAGTTTGTAATGAAATCGTTCTTAACCTCATCTAAGAACTTGGTCTTCATATCCGTAAAGTTCTGAGCGAGACCAGATGTTATTACACCGAACGAATCAATTACTAACTGCTTTCCTTCACCGAACTGTACTCCCATTCCAGCGAGCATTCCGATAGTAATACCAATTACAGTGTTTTCACTCTTATCAGATCCAAGACCAAATTTTTCTTTTGCTACTAATACAAGTTCGTCAAGATTTGTTGCAAATGGTCCAATAACCTTGTTTGGCATCTTGTCTGCAATTGTGGTTGCAAAACTTTCAAACATCGTACCAAATGTTGTATTCATATTGGTAGCGTTTGTTTCTGTTAATGTTTGAAGTTCTTGTAGTTGCGCCGTGTACTGCTCAACAGTAACTGGTGCAATCTTTGTAATTAGAGCAGCAGACTCTTGGAACTTAGCAATTGATTCCTCAAAGAATAATGAAGCCGCATCTTTTGCTTCGTTAATAGCTTCCTTGAGAGCATCAAGGTTTTCTTTTGCGAGATCCTTTGACCTTTCTTGCTCAATTGTTAAAAGGTCACTACTAAATCCTTTTTCATCAGCGCTCTGCTGAAGCTGTAGCATTCTTGCGTCATCAACACGACCTTCATAAACAGCCAATGCGTAGTTTCTACGGAACTGCTCATTACTAAGAGCTTGGTTGTCAATAATCTTTCTTCTATTGTTTTCGTATTCTTTCTTCTTGGTAAGTGATTCTTCTGCCTTTTCAAGCTTACCAAGTGTTTTGATTTGGACATCAAATACTTTTAGAGCAGATGTTTTTTGCTTTTCAAGAGCCTTAACGGATGCATCTACAAACTTAGTTAATGCATCTGCCATCTCTCCAGCAACATAATCTTGAAGTTTCTGAATGGCATCAACAATGCCCTCCTCAATGGCTTTTGCAATTTTTCCAGTAGCGTCAGACTCTTCAAAGCCATCACCAAAGGAGTTACCCATGATTTCGCCAGCTTCTTCACCAGTTTCTTCTGCTGCGTCTTTAATCTTTGTATCATTACTGATTTTACCCTCGGCTGAGCTGATACCCTTAGATACACCCTTATCTAGCAGTCCAGTTGCTGCGTTAGCTACTGCATCAATGGCACCACTAGCAGCATTTTTACCCGCATCAACCAATCCATAAAGACCGTCAATAACGAAATTGATACTGTCACCAATCCATCCAAATATTCCACCAACACCTGGAATTCTTTCAAGGAAACTAAACACTTTAGCAACAGCTTTTGGAATTAGTGTAAAGTATCCGATTATCAACTTAATTCCACCAGCGGTGATCCACACCATTCCCTTTAGCAAAGCGGCAATTAACTTAATAACAATCTTTACTGCACCAGAGGTAGCGGCAACAAGGTAATCAAAAGCTTTACCCCAGTTGCCTTGGAATATTGAAACAACAAACATTACGATATCAATAATCATGTACAGATATGGCTGAATAAAGTTTTCAACCAGCATCTTAAACCAAGAAGCTACCTTTTGTAATACTTTTCCAACTACTTCAAATGCTTTTGAAAGACCGCCAACAGCATCTCCACCTTTCTTAGAACCACCACCGATTATTGAAAACAAATCCACAAACGGTTGGATCAGTAACAGAATGGCTTCTTTAAATATTGCCCATGCATTCTTAACTCTTAATATCGCACCAGAAGCTTTATCTTTAAAAGCACTAAAGTTTTTAACAATGATATAAACAGCAACTCCGATACCAAGCATGATTGCACCGATACCAGTTGATATGAGAGCAACCTTCATTAGCTTAAGAGCAATTGTTCCAAGCTTTGTAGCCTTCATGAAGCCAGTCATTGCGGTTGTCATTGTTCTGATTACACCAGTACCACCACCACCAGCCATCTGTTGAATCTGCATTGCTTGAACTGCGGCTTTAGCGCCTTGTACCGACTTTGTATAAGCGGCTACTGGACCAGCGTTAAATGCAGCTGACGCTAGACCTCTAATATTTCCTGCACCAGTTGCAATCCCTCCACGGGTAGGTAGCATTCCTCTTGCAAAACCTCTTCCTGTTACGCCAGTAGCTGAAGTAAATGAATCAGCCAAACCAGGAAGCGCCGCTGTTCTTCTTGCTATTGCACCACCAATACCACCACGAGCAATTCTTAATGCTCTATCTTCAGTAATATCTACAAGACCTCTCTTTGTAGCAAGCCTTGCTCCACCAGCACCAGTTCTTGATATTCCAGCATCTGTGAGCATGGACTCTCTTAACACTGATGCTTCAGAAATTTTTCCAAGAATGTTACCACCAACAAAACCACCCCTTGGACCAATTACACGACCACGAGCATTAAGTCGCATATTATTAGCAGAAAGCATACTTGCTTCATTTCTAAGATACTGATCTACACCCAGTCTTCCTGTTGCTGCATGAGAAAGCCTCGCTGCTCTGTTTGCATTGATGGCACTTGTTCTAGCAGCGCCTGTAAGTCCAGTTAATGGTGTTGGGGTTGGAGCAATATTGCCAGGGAGTGTGATGTTGCGACCAACTCTTGTTGGCATACCAATCATTGATGATGCTGTACCGCCAGCAGGTGCAAAACTTGGAAGCATAGAAAGTGGTTGTTTCTTGCCAAGGAAACTGTTATACATATCTGTCATTGCCGTGGTTGCTTTCTTTGCTCCACCAGCAATTCCTACAAGACCACCTTCAAAATTCTTTAACTTCGGTAAGAAGAATGTAGCTGCTCTTCCAAGCACACCGATAGATGATTGCATTGTTCCTAATGCAAGAATTACTGGTGCCATTACTGCTAAGAAACCGAGGAAGCCAAGAATTAATTTGGATATTCTTTCTCTTGTTGTGTCACTTAGTGCTTGCCATTTTAGATAAAGATTGTTGATCGTATCAGACAGTTTCTTTAATGATGGAGTTACATTTCTAAGTACATCTGCAGCAAAGTTTTTAAATGCAATCTTAATTCTCTGCGTAGCAACCGAAAGAGATTTCAATGACTGCTCTAATTCCATGTTTGCTACATCAGCAGCACCAGATGCACCTGCGAGCTCAACAAGCATTGCACGACCAGCCTGTGTTTTTACCTGGCTGATTAAGTCAATGTCTTCATTCAACTTCTTCTCTTTAATCAGCTTAGCTACAGCATCTCGTGCCTCCATAGCACCTTTCTTTTCTGCTGCTGTAATACCACCGCCTGCACCTTTGCCTTTAAACCCATCAACCAATGCTCCAACTTCAGCAGTAGCAATTCTTGCGATAACACCAATATCACTAAACTGACTTATTGTTTCTGGAAGTGCTGTACCGTTGAGTTTATTAAAGGCTCTGATGGATCCTTCAGCAACACCTGCCATTAATCTTTCTGGTGATTGATTAGCATTAACATTTTTCAAAGCAGCATCAAACTGATTCAATTGTTCAATAGCAACATACATTCTTGGACCCTGACGCTTTTCAAATATTTCAGACATCAGTTTCAGTCCAGCTTCAGTGTTTTTTCCACCTTCAACAACTTTTCCAAAAATATCAACAATAGCCTGAAGTCCTGTTAGACCAGTCTTTGTTGATTCGCTAAATGCGTTACCAGATTTGCCAGTAACACCATATTGCTTAGAAAGTTTTGCTAGTAGTTCAACATTTTGCTTAGTAGGTACAATTGCTCTCTGAAGAGAAACTTTAATTGAGTTTGCAGAAGCACCAATATCAAAACCAGCAGCCTTCATTGGTGCAAGCAAAGCTGCTGCTTCTGTCATTGACAGACCGAAGCTCAAAGCCATACCACCAAGTTCAGGCAATGAATCAGCAAGGTCTTTCAACGAAAGTGCGGTGACATTTTCAATTGTGTTGAACATATTGAGCTGAACTGTTGCTGACGCTATAGCTTTAGATTCACGATCAGCGGCTGATGTTACTTCATCAAATGCGCCAGCAACCTCGTATGCTCTCGTTGCATTAAAGAACAAAGCCGAGGATAGATCTTGTGCACCAGATGCATCCATTCCTCCCAATTTTTCTGCAGCTAATGCTAATTCAGTAAGTGCTACAATATTTTCATTTGCAGTAACACCAAGTTCTGCAAAATCAACAGCCAGGCTAACTACTAAATCTTTTGCGACACCAAATCTTGCGCTTTGCTCGGTCAAAGCAGTATTTAGCTCTCTAAAGGAGTCGGTCATTTGCTTGACTCTTTTCTCCTTGTCTGGACCAAGATAATCTTTAAGCTTTGAGTTTGCTTGATCCGTTGTCATAGCAACGCCTTCAAGAACCTTTGTCAATCTTACAAATTGCTCATCAACCTTCAACAAGCTCTGGAAGCCCATTCTTGCAAATAGAAGGATTGGAGCTGTGAGGTTAATCATCAAGCTTCTACCAACGAACTGTGCGTCTTTACCAATTCGTTGTAGCTTTAGTGATATTGAACTAAGGTCTGAACCAAATGCTCTAATTCGCAAACCTCTTAGGGTTGAATTAAATTGCTTTAATTCATTCCTGCTTTGAATTAGTTCTCTACCAAACGCTGTGGTTGTACCACCAGCTGATTGAATAGCCATAGCGTATGACTTGATGTTTGATTGAACACGCTTAGTCTCTGCGCCAAGAGCCTTCTGATTTGCAATCATCTGCTTGGCAGTCTTCGCATGATCATTCATGCTTCTGTTTGTCATTCCAAGAGCTTTGTTCACAGCTCGGCTGTGAGCATCAAGCTTGCTCATTGGTACCGTAATACCCCTTAGATTGAGGGCTAAGGCTCTAGTAGCGGCGCTAAGGTTAGTAATATCCTTAACGCCATTAGTATGTACATTAATTATTAGATCAACATCAGACATGTTTGTACCAACAAATATTATCCCATTTTTTTAGATAATCAGCAATCATTAATCTGCTTGATATCCCAATGGAATGCCGAAGTTCATTACTTCAAATGGTCTCATTGGCTCATCTGGCACTCTATCTTCTGGCGAGTACCAGTCATCTTCAAAGTCAACATCAGCGCCTTGAGCCAAGGCGAGCGCTTTGATATTCTTACTGAATTCATTAGTACAAGCTCGGTACAATAGAAACATCTCATGAAGGATTAGAGATTCTTCTAATTCCTCTAGATTTTTCCATGCACCGACCTGTACAAATATTTCTGATTCATATTTGAGAAGGGGAATCTCATTCCATGACAAGGGTTCACCACCCTCGCCATCCCCGTTTATTGGTTTGGGTCGTTACCCATTGCTGCAGCCATTACTTCACCAAATGTTCTAAGGTCAAGAATGTCTTCAAGCAAATCACGATTTGCAGCCAACTCTGGATCAGCCTTTCTCAGTGCGATTGAGGCTGCTGCGATCATCTTATCAATGTCCTCATCAGTCATTCCAGCTTCGTCATTGGACTTCATATCGTTTGCAACCTTCATGAATTCACGAAGGTGCTTAATTGTCAAAGGCTTTACAATTCTCTTCTTTCCATCAGAAAATGTAATCTCAGTACCCTTAAACAGATCAGTATTTGTTGCCATTTTTTATGTGCTCCTTGTTTTATAATAATGGGAATAATGCAAAAACTCCCAAGTTTCAGTATATCATACCGACTCTCAGGAGTTTTCGCTTAGTACAAACTTTTGGTTTTAATTAGATTTGGTCAATGATCTTGCCATATTCGTAACCAGTGTCACCGACTACTGGAAGAACACGGAACGAAACTTCAAAAACTGAAGCTTCTGCTCTCTTCATTGATAGCATTGAAGTGGTCATTGACACTGCTCGCTTAGTGTTAAACTTGCGTGTCTTTGTCACTGATGCTGTTGAACCTGGGGCATATCCAGTTACCTGGAGTGCGTACTCAAATGGGTACACGCTCTGTGAACCGAACAACAAGGTCTTGGTGTTTGCGCCATCATTGTTTGCTTTGATGTCATCTCCACCAGTTGTATTGTCGTAGCTCCATGCTGTTGCAAGGTTGTTAAGAGTTCCTTCTGCGAGGGTTGTCTTAACCATTACTTTCACCTTTGACTGAATGACCTTTGCTGCGTCACCGTACTGGTCAATTTCAATGTCAACCATGTCTGGTTCCCACGAAATTTCAAGACCACCTTGGGTTGCGCCCACATCTGTCAAGCTATCAAAATCTGAGTTTGTCATCGTGATGTTGGAAACACCAGTTTTTACTGTTGCTTCACCAACTACGATATTGGAAGTTGTTACTGCCATTTTACTATCCTCCTGTTATTCAAGGACAAATATTTTCTTGCCCTTGCGATCTCGCCATTTAGAAATCTTTACGGCGTGATCTAATTTTATTTCATCTGAGCGGCGACCTATTCCTACGCCTTTTTGCCACTCAAACTCATAAACCTCTTTACCTAGTTTCACGGAAAACCCTGGGGTCTTGCCGATGTATGTAATTACATTATACTTCATATACTTTTATGATACCACAAATATATCAGAGGCTCACTGAGAACAGCGAGAAATCAAGGTCCATTTGGTACCAACCTTCTTTTTCAATAGGCTCTGACAAAGAACTTGATACCAGTTGTGAGCTAAGAACTCTTACGCTTGAACTGGCAACATTCCCTTGAATCTGATCCCCTTCTCCAAGGAGCTTGATTAATCTTTCTGAGATTTGAAATAACCTGTCAACATCCGAATCATAAATAGAGTATCTAATTGCGTCATACCTGTTCCAGTATGACTCAACAGATGGGATATGTGGATTGTAATAGTAAATTACAAAAGGAGCTGTTTCTGTGCTGTAACCAATTACTGGGAAAAAATTCATAACTTTCCCAGCAATATTAGCCAGAGTGGTATCTGCCTTAAGGTAAGTGTTTATAGAATAGACGCTAATTGGCATAAACTACCTTACCACATCCACCCCGCCAGCACCTCTTGCGGTAAAACCTTGTCTAATAAATTCTTGTTTAAGGTTTTTAATAATAACTTGTTTTGCAATCTCTCTAATTTCTTTTCTTTTTGAAGGAATCGCTACTTTTCTAACAGCTCTATAGAACTCCGAATAGCCTTGTGCAACAGAGGCTGATCTTACTTTCATAATCCCATTTCCTTTTCCTCTGATTACACCACCACCTTTTTTACCAGTTAAAAGAATTGCAGATCCGATCTGGATGTTTCCACCATCTTTTCTAAATGACCCTTTTGGATATGGTTTTACTTTTAAAGTCATGCCTGTTGGACCAAATGGAATGATTTCGTATTGTAAATACTTTGCAGCCCTTCCTAGATCGGCTGTTGCCATCTTCATGTCACGCTTTGACCTCATCATTGCCTGCACTTGTGCATGCTGAACTCGGACTGGTAGGACTGAATAGTAAATAGCAGCCATCTCTGTTTGAATCAAAGCTGACTTGTTAACCCGAATACTAAGCATTTTCCGTAATCTTCCTACAGGTTAAAAGAATCATTCTAACCTTACCGTTATAACCAGTTCTTTTATCAATGTTTACAATCTCTACTGGATAATCAACTATTGAATTACCGTAGCGGTCAACTACATTTTGAATTTTATTGCTATAGTTTGCATACTGAGCATCTTTGTGTGAAATAAAAAATTCAACCTCGTCAATATTTGCAACATACGGATATGTTCTTCTTTCAGAAGACATTGACTGATACAGGGCTTTAATTGTTCCCGACATTGTGTATGATGTTGTTTGTTGCCCAGCAGCATTAACAGATGTTGTCTTAGTGTAGACATCCATTTTGTGCGGAAGGTTTATAAAAACACCGTTAGACATTTAAACCACATAGTCCATTACAAACAGCGTGTAGTCCATAAGAAGGACATCTGCATCAATGTTGCCCGTTGTCTCAAAGAAGTTTGTGGTATTGATTTCATATCTAATTGTATCCATTTCAACTCTTTGAATTCCATGCCTTCTGAATTCAGAATCGTCATTCATCATGTCAACCAGCAAAAGATCCGCTGCCTGCTCAATATTGTTCGGAACAAATTGCCAACCAAAATCACCCTCAACTCTGTAAATACTTTGCTTATCAAATCTATTTACAAGCAAAAGAACATTCACGCTATCCAGAACAGATTTTCTAAATTGCAGGTAGTAGGAACTACCGAAGCTGTGAGGCTCTCTGATTTTCTCAATGTGATTTAAAGTTGCATCGGAGTAGTCGTGCAGAACCGTTTCATCATTTGTTCCTGGGTCGGATGTGACTTTCCTTAGCGTAGTGATTGGGTTTGGGATATGAAGTGTATTCTTCCCAGAACCCATGACCTCAAGATATTTATTAGGATAGTATTCAAAGGATTGACCACAGTAGGTATTAATAATATTCCTTACCTTTTTCTCCATCTTTTCAAACTTGTCATACCAATCGGTTTCAAGCTCTGGATGGTCTTCAAAGAAGGTGTCAATATCAATGTATGGCGTATAGACATTAAAGTATTGTGACTGTGTGTATGATGTCGCACTTATCGTATATGTAAAATCAGCACGATATCTTCCCGCAGCATTTAGCACATAGATACCAGAAGCTGCTTGACCATAGGTGATAGTATAAACTCCAGCACTTGATCTTGTTGCGTTTGTTGGACCAGAAACAAGTGATCCAAATTCATGGTATAAACTAACTGACACCACATTAGATGTAGGGTCGCTTGGAAGCGTTAAAGTTAGTGTTTTGCTTGTTTCAATCTTTACATCATCCATAATACAATTATAACAGTATTACTGTTTTTCAGCCTTTAAAAAGTCTGCATTGCTAATGACACTTCTAAATCATTTATTTTATTAGTGACATTTTGCGTATTAAGAATCCATTTTTCCCCATCCCAAACCCAAGTCTTTCCGTTAGCAGAATGCGTATCGTCAGTAGCTGGATTGGAGGGAAAATTGATAGCAGCCATAGTTAGTATCCATTATAGATTATAAAGAACTTTTTTACGAATTTTTAAACAATTCTATTAACATAGCCAGAAATGTTAATAACATTTGCTGTTCCAGCAAACCCTCTAATAACAAGAGAGTTGTTCATAGGAAGCCCTGGGACAACTAGTGTTAATCCAGCCTCAGCAGGAATGGTTGATTCAATATGATCTGTGTTAGCAGTTGTTCCACCGTATTCAATGGTTAGTTTAACTGCACTTGTTGATGAGTTAACGGCATAAATCCAAATTTCATCTAATGATGATGTCCCAGAAACGCAAGTATGAATCAATGTACCAGCAGTTGCGGTATTAGCAATTACAATTTGCTTACCATCTGTTGAGCCAGATAAGAGTCGTTTAGAAAAGGTTGCCATAGTCTATATCAATTATAATCCATTTAGAGCTTTTTTACCACTTATTATGAGGGCAATTTAAACCCTCAATAACAATAGATGTAACAAAACAGTTACATTCATGTTCGGTGCAATTTTTATTTTCTCCAAGATATTCACACTGCTCGCATATGCGAATACATTCTTTTTTCTCTTCTGTGAGATCTTGTAAGTTTTCCCAAATTATCATGCCCAGTATACCCAATGCTCCCATGTTCCAGACAGGTTTGTGTAAGTTGCTGTCCCAGCTTGTCCTGTACCCCATATTAGACCATTCGGGAATGAACCGCAAGTTGATCCGTTCCAACCAGCACCTACAGCCCCATCCGAGTTTCCCCAGTTGCATGACTGCTGCACATTGTTAAAGAATCCATGACCACCTGCATATCCAAGAAATATCCTATACCCAGTTCTTGTTCCAGATGTTGTATAAATGTTTGTAAAGTTTGTTGTGTTGTATCTCTCGTATCCAGCAAAATAACCAGTATGTCGTATATCCAAAGTATCTCTTTGAACAAGCAACCCCTGATATGGAATATCCAAACCCAATCTATTTACTGTTGCGGTTCCGTTGTATGGACTTGAAAAAACTCTTACCCAAGGTTTTGATTCAATATAATTTGGTGAATAATACAATTCAACTGCCGATGTCATTGCGCCATCTCTAAACCAATAATTTCCTGCTGGATAACCAAGGTTTTGCAAAAACATTGGTGATGTTGCTGGATTAGATTGCGTTCCGTATGCTGGTGGTTTCTGAAGAGGATACCTTACGACAACAATTCCAGATCCACCTTCACCACCTTTATTGGTATTGTTATAGTGGGAACCTCCACCACCTCCACCACCAGTATTTGAGCCAGCATCACCGCCTCTGGTATTAGTTTGTGCATTGTTACTACCACCGTATCCGCTATATCCATTATTATAACCAGCACCGCCAGAGTTAGAACCTACTGCCCCACCGCCTCCACCACCAATGCCTCCGTTACCACCGCTGCCAGCAGAATAAGCAGCTCCACCACCTCCACCGCCCCAATATAAATCAACACCAAGGATTGAAGAAAATTTTCCAGGACCACCATTTGGTTGATTTGTTGAGTCAGCACCTGGACCGCCTGCACCACCACCTCCACCAGAATAGTATTGACCACCACCTTGCCCACCACGACTTCCTTGACCAGAAGTTCCTACAACTGGTGCTCTGACATTGGTATCGCTGTATCCACTATGACCACCACCAGAACCGCCAGTAACTCCATTGCCATTATTTGGTGTGTATCCATAATATGAACTTCCACCATAACCACCACCAATTGCGGTTAATGTTCCAAATGTAGAATTATTACCGCTTGTTGCAGAAATAGTAAATTGATGAACTGATGGCTGTGGTCCTGCAGTACCATCTGTCCTGTATCCACCATTACCTGCTGGACCACCAAACCCACCTCTACCAACAGAAAGCGATATAACCTCTGGTCCTTTAACAGGATATATGCCAGTGAGAACTCCACCGCCCCCACCGCCTCCACCCATATCCATTCCACCGCCCCCACCGCCAGCAACAACAAGGTATTCAACATATCCATCTGAACCAGGATCGTGAATTGTGATAGATGATGAACCAACAGTTGTAAATGCGTGAACACGGTATTGAATACTGCCAACAGTAATTGTTGATTCAACTCCACCAGTTGCTATTACTGGTCTAAAGCCCGTATATCTAGATACTGTTTTACTAGGGTTTAATTTTCGTATATCCATTAATAAGATGTTCCATTCCAGGCTTTTTTAATTACCCGAATATTTGTGAATCCACCTGTGTTTGCAGAGTTTGAATAAAATGAACTATCAACATACACAGTTTTACCAGCAGCATACGCCGCACTATAAAGAAGCGTTGCGCCATTGTAATGCTTGTTAAAACCATCTGCTGTATATACAATATAAAATTTACTTAAAGGAGACCACACAGCCAAGCTTTCATTGCCAGCTCCGTTATTGTACATACCATAATTACTTTGTCTATAAGGGTATGATGCATGGTCAATACTTGCATAACTAGCATTTGTTGTTGGATCTTCATTCCATCCAATCATTGCGTAGTTAAATGTTGTATCAACATAGCTTGAGTTTTTATTAAACTCAATTGTGCATGGCGCTGTGAATGATTGAGATGAGTAGGCTTGATTATCCCAACCAAACCCGCCTGACATTTTAAATATTGAAACAAGGTCTGTGCCGTTTCCTCTTGCAATTAAATTTCCACTTAATGTGAAGTTAAGAGTTTCATATTGTAAATAAGTAGGGAGATTATTAGGCAACCAAGTTGAAACAGATGTTGACGGTAATAATCTTTCCGCTTTCATTACGAGAATATTCTTGCTGCCAGAATTGGCTGATCATCGTCAGCTACACCTCCAAGAGCAACCCATGAACTTCCAATATATGCCTTAATTGTTGGCACTGTTGAATCAACCCAGAGATCACCTTCTGTTGGAGATACTGGGGCAGTATTGGAATACGGAATAAGCTTTTCTTTAGCATCAAGTTGTGATTGTATTGACGATGTAACCCCGTCTAAATATCCAATCTCTGTTGATGTAACATTAGCAATTGATGTTGTTTCTGGAAGAACAATTGTTCCCGTGAATGTAGCATTTGCAAGAGGGGCTTTTAGATCAAGTGCTGTCTGTGTAGCGTTTGAGATTGGCTTTCCAAGGTCTGTTGTATTATCAACACTTCCAAGACCAACCATTGATTTTGTAATACCTGAAACAGTTCCTGTGAAGGTAGGATCCGCAAGTGGTGCTTTAAGAGCGATTGATGATGTCAATGTTGTTGACAGAGATTCGTTATTTGCAAGCGATGTTGCAATCTCACCAAGAGTGTCTAGTGTTGCTGGTGCTGAATTTATCAAATCCCCAATAACGGTTTTTACATAAGCAGTCGTTGCGATCTGTGTATTATTTACTGTGTTAGCGGCAGTTGGGGCTGTTGGTACTCCAGTAAATGCTGGGGATGCAATGTTGGCTTTTAAAGTAACTGTATTTGAAAGAGTACTAACATTGGCAGACAGGGTTGTGACAGTATTTGAAAGAGTACTTGCATTACCTGAAATGTCTGTTACGGTGTTTGACAATGTACTTAGATTTGCAACTGTTGCATAAACTGTTGGTGTTACCCATTCTAAGCCAATCGCAGTGGATGAGTTCGCAGTTAATACCTTCCCATTAGTCCCGACTGGAAGACGGACTATCTCAGAAGAATTTCTTGCTAAGATATCTCCCTTTGTTGTTAGGGTTGTAGAACCACCCTCTGGACCTGTGAGACCAGTAGCACCTTGAGAACCATCAGCGCCAGATGTTTCAACCCAATAACTATCGTAATAAATAAATGTTTTACCAGTATCAGATTCAAACCACAAGTCACCCTCTGATGGCGATACTGGTGGTGTTTGAGATACGGTTATACCGCCAGAGCTACTAAACTCAACAATTGCATTACTTGTGTTCTTGTAATAAATTTTTCCATCAGCATAGTTAATAGCAAGCTCACCAGTCTCAAGAGATGTAGGAGCAGTATTAGCAGTACCCGAATTTTTTAATTTAATTACATTAGCCATTTAAGCCTCTTGTTTAGAAAGTACCACCATCAATTGTAGCAGTGTTCGCAGCAAGTGCTGCGAGCTGAGCGCTGTAGGCTTGAACATTTGAACCGATTGCAAGACCTAGTGCGGTTCTTGCATCAGCGGCTGTCGTTGATCCAGTACCGCCGTAAGCTAGTCCAACAGCAGTTCCCTGCCATGTACCAGTAGCGATTGTACCAACAGATGTAAGGCTTGATGTAACAACACTTGAAGCCAAAGTTGTATTTGAAAGTACTGCTGAGCCCCCAATGTAGAATGACTTACCAGAAACAATATTGAAGTGCTCAGAAGATGTCCAAGCGTCAGTAGCATCAACCCAGTTCAATGTCTTATCTGTTGCACCTTTGATTGTAAATCCAGCACCATCAGCAGTAGTATCTGTCGGTGTTTCAACATTAGCAAGAACAATATTCTTATCTTCAACAACGAGTGTTGCTGTGTTAAGAGTTGTTGTATTGCCTTGAACAGTTAAGTCTCCAGTAACAGTCAGGTTGCCTGGTGTTGTGACATTTGCTGCCAAAGAAATTGTTCCAGCGTTATAAACAATTTGGTTTTCAGTACCAGACAGGGTTGGAAGTGAACTGTCAACATATGCCTTTGTAGCAGCATGCGTATTGGCTGAAGGAGTGGGAACAATTACAACACCAGAAAAAGTCTTGTCTCCAGTGATTGTTTGTGCTGTTGAAAGTGTTGTATAAGCACCATAACCACCAATAGCCTCCACAGCAGTAGCGCTTCCACCTGCACCACCAGTTCCCTTACCGTAGTAAAGAATATTATCTACTTCGTTAAATGCTAATTCTGCATTCTCCAAACTTGTAGGTGCGCCAGCACTGCCAGTCGCCCTTCTTTTAATTCTCAGCGTATTCGCCATTAGTAATTCCCTCCATCCATTAATAGATTTGCTGCACTATGAACATGATCTGCCCTAGCCGCTAAATTGCTTACTCCAACACTTGCAGTTCTAGTGACATCGGCTGGATCTGATGTAGCAAAGGAAAGTGATGCTAAATTTATAGTTCCAGCGGATTGAGTTAGTACTGTTGTATCATTCGTTTGTACGGTTACTGCTGTAATCTCAGAAGCAACCGTGATATTTGAGACATCTGTAGATACAGATAGAGATGTTATGTCACCACTAGTTACCTGAACGGTTGTGATGTCCCCAGCCATTACCTACTTACCTCACCAGTTACTGTTACTGTTCCAGTAATCAGTGTGGTGATAATGGTGCCATTAGTTTCTTGAAAATCATAAACATATGTCCCTGCAGCAATATTTGCTGTAGCCGCAGCAGACAAAGACATAACAACAATGCCATTAGCACCGTTTGTAATTTCAGATGTAAATGTCGCTGCAGCCGTGTCAGAGTTTCTTTTCTTTCTAATCTGACCAGAGTAAGTTCTAGATGTAATAGTTACATTAGCATTAGCACTATTTCTAATGCGTAGCTCATGAGCATAAGTATCGCCTTGATAAATAGTAATATTTCTAGTTGCAGCCATAATATCTCCTATAAGATATTATCAAAGATTGGTTATGCCAGCAACGCAGCCCAAGTGTCTTGATCAACATCACCTGTAACTGAAAGACCTCTTGATTTTTGAAATTGCTTTACAAGCTCTTGTGTTTTAGGTCCAAAATCACCATCTGGCTTGCAAGCAAAACCATGTTTTGCAAGAAGAGTTTGCGCTTGCTTTACGGCAGAGCCTTTATTATCTTTCACAATGTTTGGCTTAGATGCAGCAGCTACTTTATTTGGAGCAGGGGTTGCTGCCTTTGCTTCAGCAGCAGCTTTTTGCTCTGTTACTGAACCAAATGGACTGCCTGGCTTTGGATTACGAGCAACATAATCCTTTACTGCTTGAGGTACTGCGTCACCACAAACATAACGGATATGCCAAGGCTCTGAAGGAACTACTTCCCAACTCCACCCAAACTTTTCAACATTAGCAATCAACCAATTAATTCTTTTCTTATCACTTGCATTAGCAATATCAACTGCCAAGCCGAGGTTATGCTGTGACTTACCAGGTGTGGCAAGCATCGCCATACCTTTCTTCAAGTACCAAGTCTTACCTTCAAAAGTTTTTGTTGATCCAGTTCCTGTATTCTCAAGAGTGTAGCGAGTAAGAAATCCAGCCTTTTGGCTCTCATAACTACGATATAGATCGCCGCTACTCGTGGGCTTAAGCTCAACACCATCAGCCTTTGCAGCCTCAACCATTGCCAACCATGCATCAGCCGCAAGGTAAAACAATTTTCCACCGCCTGGAATATCCCTGAGTAAACTTGCATGTAATTTACCTGGTTCAACACCTTTAAGCGCAACAGGCATCTTTACTTCAACGATATAATCCCATTCTGTTCTCTTAGCCATTACTTAATCTCCTTATTCTTTAGTTGCTTTTTTGTCAATCTTAGAAAAAACACTATTGATTTCTTCAATACTAAGTTTACCATCATCCAGGAAAGCTCGTGACAAACCTTCAACAACATACGCAACACCCGCAATGCCCGCCATGAAAATTGCTTTCCATAGCGGGACACCTGCGATTGATCCAGCACCGACAACACCTAAGCCAGTTGCGGCGAAGGTAGCGAGTATTCTGAGTAGAATATTCTTTATCTGTGCCATTGTCTTAACCTACTTGGTTCTTCCAAAAGCCGAATCGTTTGGATTCAACCAACGCATAATTACTGGTGCAATAGCAGCGACACCTGCTGTAGCAATTGCTTTCGGGTCATGATTGCCTGTCATATAGACAGCCAAAGCAGCTCCAAAAAACGATCTCGCCCATGACGAGAGCATTTTCTTATTTGATTCATTCAACAAAGTAGACAAAAGACCACCTCCTTACCCCAACGGGTCAATACCTATTATATCTCAGAGTTATTTATTCGTCATTCTTTAGAATTTCATGTACATAATGCACAAGAATAGCAGTTAGCGTTGCAATTCCAGCAATTCTCTGAGTTACCCCAGAAAGCGTAATGTAGACAACAAGGCTTCCTGCGAGGGTAAATGCCAATCCAGCAGTAATATCCCACATCTTTTTGCTAAAACCAAACCAATTAAACTTTTTCATTTCTTTACCCTCCCTTGTATAATACTTGTATATACTATTTTTTGCAAAATCTTCACCATCGTCTTCTCCTGGACCTGCAATTTCTCCAGAGAACCCGCCTTCTGATTCTTCTTCTTTTCTAGAACGACCTTCGGTTCCCCCAGAACTTCCAGAGCTTCCAGAACCACCAGACCCTCCCGAACCACCAGATCCACCAGATGAACCACCAGTGCTTCCTCCAGTAGATGCAGAGCCAACAGCTATTGCAGCTACTGCGGCTGTTGCAGCCAAGATTGATTTACGGGTTCCAACATCAATAGATGAACCTGTTGGGATGTAGTCATCAAACCCATCTCCATAGATGTCAACTTCTTCCTCAAACGATTCCTTAATTTCAGCAGGAGCGTCAGTAAGCGCTGTTGCTAATTCTGTTTTCTGCTCTTCGGTAAATTGATCTGGCTCAATTGCAGCGAATACTTCCGCAATTTGTTCAATAGGAAGTTCTTCAAAGTTTCCATTTTCAATAACTGCAATCGCAGTATCTGGATCAATTGTCTCTTCACTGATTGCGTCAATGACATTTTCTAGTGCGTCAACTGATTCAATGTTTTCAATAACATCCAGAACCTCTTCTGCCGAAAGGCTGTCTAGGATTTCTGTCAACTGCTCCACAGATACTTCTTCAAAAACCTGATCTAGTTGCTCAACAGAAAGTGTGTCAATTAAATATATGACATCTTCCACAGAAGCGTTCATAATCTCATCAATGACTTGACCAACCTGCTCTTCCGTTAATACCTCTTCAGTTATAACAACTTCAAACTCTGGAATAAAAGTGTCCACAATTTCAGGTTCTGAAATTTCGGTATCTATGATTTCAAAGTCTGGCAGGCTGGTGTCCACTTCAACTTCTTCTAAAATTGAGTCTATGGGTTCAAACTCAGGTACCGTAATTGCTGGTTCCTCAATTACCGTTTCAATCTCAGGTAGGGGCTCAGAGGGCTCTGGGAGCTCCACTGTTGTATTTATAGGTGGATATACAATGACAGGGGGCTCTGGTATATTTATAAAAACTGTGGTGGTGGTGGTTGTAGACGCAGCGGGTTCAGATGTTGTTATGTCAATAACTTCTTGAGGACCATACAGGCAATTCCCAACCCCTTCCCCCACACATGGAGATGTACCTGCTTGAATTTTAAATCGTACAGAGCCATAGCCAGTCTGTGAGGATGGGTTGATTGTGTAAGTAGTGTTTGCGCCATATGTCCAGACACCCCAGCCGCCAGACTCTACCCCGTTATTCAAATCATAAAAAAGAATGTTGTACATGTATGGCTGTGTATTGCTTGCATTCGGTGCATCCCAATTTAGAGTTACACTTCCATTTTCATTCGCTGTAGCTGTTAAATTTTGAATTGAATTAAAGTAGGGTGCAATACTGGTGGTCGTGGTGGTAGTTGTAGTAGTGGTTGTATTTGGAACTGTTGTTGTAGTGGTTGTGGTGGTTGTAGTGGTGGTTGTAGTGGTCGTGGTTGTAGTAGTCGCTTCTGTAGTAGTCGTTGGGGGGAGTGTTGGAGCAGTTTCGTTATTTGGCTCAACCCCGCCAAATGTTTCGCAAGATCCACCCTGAACACATTTCTGCGTTGAGCCTATTTCATCATCAACCATCAACACTGGCGATAAACCTTGGTCATCTAAGTTAAATGATGTAAAACCAAGTTTGTATGTTCCTGATACAGAAACTTCATAAGTTGACACTTGCCAGCCAGTAGCACCGTAGGAGTTTGTTGAATAGTCTCCTGTGCCTGGATTTGTAAAACCAAGAAGTGCATATGATTGTTCAAAATTATTTACAGTTATAACTGGAGTAGATGCAACGGTGACAGGGACAAGTGAGGTAATTGAGCCATCATTAAATGGAACATAATCAGTTGCCATGTAGTTCCAAGACATTGTGTAAACTATTCCTGCGGTTAATTGAACTTCACGAGTAATCCATGCAGCATCGGTTGGATTGCCAGCACCAAAACCAGCAGCAGAAGCCTGTTGTGCAAGCATGGTTCTGATTGCAGAATTATTTGCTCCAGAAAGACCAACGGCATTAGTTGCTTGGTCAAATGTTTGCTGACCTCTTGGTTGTAGGGCAACAGCATAAGTCCCACCCTTTGGAGAAAAAGTCCAGCTACCAGCAGCGACTGCAGGAGCATAGTATGGATTTGGGCTGCCATTTGAAAGTGTTGGACTTCCCATCGCCCCATTTGCGCCATGAGTAAAAGTTCTTGAACCATTAAAGATTGTTACGCCAGTACCGTTCCCATTAATTGAAGACCCAAGGGTTCCTGTTTGTGATCCTCTTGACCAGCCAGTAAAGGTATTATCTTCAAATCCCGCATCTGGAATGGAGACAGGGTTTGCGTTTGCATATGGGGAAGAAACAAATATAGATACAAAAGATACAATTAACGCAGGGAGTATCGCCCAAGAGCCTTTACGAAAGTTAATGTTCACATAAAGATTATAACTTAGAAAAAGTTAATTTGACAAAAGTTTTAAACCTATTAAATAGAATAACGATAAATATAATACTGAACGGGCACATTAAAACCACCACCAATATTTAATTATTGATGCAGAAGCAAGAAACACCCATGCGATATTAAACCAAATAATGGTTGGCATAGTCTTAATTGTTGATGTCAGAATTAAAGCCAAACTTGACACAAGAGCAAATATATATAACCACCAAAACTGCACCCCAAACAACAGACCTGGAAATATGATGGCGATCTTAGTCATAAAAGCCCAAGCTTCAACTATATTTGTCTTAGTCCAATATTCACGACTGCCCCATTTTTTTGAAACAGATTTAATGTCTTTAAAACTAAGCATTAGATAACAATCAACTCTAACTGATCTTCTTGATTCATTTCTATTGAAGTTGGATTTCCAACAATATCAAAGTCAACTAAATTATTTTTTATTTGATCAATTTGATTATATTTTGAAAGAACAATATCAAATGAAAGAGTTACTCTTTCAGAATCTCCATTGTGGATACTACTTCCGTGAGGAATGAATGATGGGAACAAGGTTAGCAATCCTGGTTCATTTTCTGATTCATACCCCTTGCTTGGGAGAAATGGGTTGTAGAATTTAGTAACCGTACCCTCACTAGCAAGGACAAGATTCCCTGATAGATGAGTCCAGGGTCCATGAGCATGGTTATGTATATTTATATTTTGCCCTTTCCTCATGACATTTGCCCAGCAAAGTATTTTTACATCAAATCTTTCCACTCCAAGAGCTTCTATATAGGCAATATACATTTGATGAATACATTGTTTTACAAGCGCAATTTCTGGTTCATCCCATCTAAATACATTGTAAGAGCAGAATCTTACAGTTAAGCTATCTTTGCCAAGAGAACTACCTTCATCACTATAACCAGCAGTATCTAGAGCTGGTATCTCGTCAATAATCAACTGCTCTTTGCTTAAAATAATATCTGCCAATCTTTGTGCAAGACCTGGGGGAATTATGAAGTCCTCGGCTAAACTAAACTTCCATTCAGGGGCAAGAGGGCTTTTTTTTTCATTATTTTTTGATGTAAGAATTCTCATTATACTCCTAAAAACTCATTATGAGTAATACAAATATTTTCAAGACTAGATGTTTTTTCTAAATAATTGCTATACATGCTAATGAATTCGGGTGTGAATAGACCATTGTAAAGCATTTCTTGTTGTATTGTAGATTTATCTATATAACCAACACCCATTAAAATAGCAATATAACCATACAAACCAAACATTGAAACATTGTTTATATCATCATATGAAATAATATTTTGTTTACATTTTTCTAAAAGAAGATCCACACCTTCTGTTGGGCGATATTCTTTTTTATAATTTTTCCAAAAATCATTATTTTTTTTATCTGTTAAATAATGTATGTATATAAAATCAATAATCTCTTTATTGCTCTCAACAAAAAAATTGTTATAAAGATCTATATTGTATTTATTTATATTTTTAACAAAGTTTCTATTTGACAAAATTTTCTTTAAATATCTTGCTGTTCCTAGTAAAGATGTTGCTTCTAATGGTTCAACAAATCCGCTTGATAAACCAATAGCGGCGCAATTATTGATCCATGACTTTTCATAGTACCCAGCTTCAAAATTAAATGTATTTACAATCTCAACATCAGTATTAAAATATTTGTCAATTTCATCTTTAGCTTCATCTTTACTAATATATTCATTGTTAAAAACATAGCCAGCACCAACTCTTGTTTGTGTTGGTATATTCCACATCCACCCATAATCCATCGCTATGGCTTCCGTGTATGGTTTTATTTCATTCTTATTTTTTAAGAAAAATGCCATTGCGGAGTTCATTGGTAAATGCTCTTTATATGATATCCACTTTGCCTTATAAAAAGAGCCAATAATTAATCTCTTAAAACCACTGCAATCAAAAACAAAATCGCAATCATAATTAGTATTATTATTGCAAGATAATGACTGTATGAATCCATCACTATCTGTATTTATTTTTTGAACAATTGCATCAACATGATTAACACCTCTTGATATTGCAACTTTTTTTAAAAACTCAGCCAGCTTTCTTGCGTTGAAATGAACAGCGAAACTAGATATAGATCGGCTACCATTCACATCCGTTGGTGGTTTATTAAACGGAACCATATTTTTTTCACTCAATCTTCCAACCCAATCAATTCTCTTAAAAGAATTATTTTGGTAGAAGTCAAAAAGCATTAAATCAAGTGAGTTAGTTCCTGTAAAATTAGAGAAGGGTTTAACTGAATCAATGGCTAAATCACCTATTGGTTTAAATGTATAGTAATAATCCTGACTTGACCAATTAGTAAATTTGATACCATTTTTAATTGTTGCATCACAATTTTTAATCAAATCTAATACTGATATTCCTAAAAATTGCATTAAATCAACAACGCCTGGAACAGTACCTTCGCCCGCTCCAAGAATACCAATCTCTTCACTTTCAATAACGGTAACATCAGATTCGGGGTGCATCCTTTTGCAATACAATGCCGATAGCCAACCAGCAGTTCCTCCACCAACAACAATAAATTTCATTGATCTATTAAATTGTTCTTAATTTCTTTAAGAACAATTTCTCTCATTGAAGATTCTTTGAAATATTGATATCTTGGTAATAATTTTGACCATTTTCTAAGTATCTTGAAATTAATTAGTGTTGTTGCAATATTAAACAATTTTGGTGTCATTGAATATCTTTTGAGCACAACCTCTTTATCAGTATGAAATTCCCAATACATCAATGGATCTCCCTCTGGCACATGTAATTTATTATTATCGGACCAAAGATTGAACTCAGCCATTAGCGGTCTATACCATCTTCCAATGTCAAACTGACCTGGCACAATAGCGCCATACTTCAAATGCTCGGCTTTATGAAAAAATGGCGATGTCATTGAGACTTCCAGACTTTCTTCTGCAAATAGACCGAACGCCATTTGATATTCAACTAAGTATTGATTCCTAAGCGTTGGTGCATGAGGCATATATGCGGGAGTATTTGTATTTCTTGTATTTACATATCGGATATCTGGATATCCGTCATCATTTATAAAAACCTCAATTTCGGTTTCTGCAACATTTTTGATAACATATGTTCGCTTAAGTTTTTCAGACACAGCGGGGCAATTCATGAAGTTTGCAAATTCATCTTTTGGTTCAAAGTTTTTAATTAGATCTCTATAGACATTTTCTGGTTTTCTATATAAAACATCTAGGTTAATATCTTTTTTAGGATCCCACCAAGGGCACCAATAAACCACTATTTGATTATTTTTTTTCATAAGAATTAATCATATCTCTTCTTATGCCATAGATATCTAGTGTATCCACTTGTGAAATACTTTCTGAGAATAGAGCTCTTTTTCATAACTTCATACAAATCATACTTTTCTAACTCATATTTCCAATTTCTTCTTACCATTGGAACAAGTTGATACATCGGTGTCCCTTCTGGGATTAAGAATTCGGTATATTCTTTTTTGATATAAAAAGGGATTGTTCCTTGACCACTTACATATCCGTAATCAGCATCCACGATTCCAGACAGTGTAACGAACGGAAGGTCATAGCGGTTTGCAGGGTGTTGAAACATTATTGAGACATCCTTTGGGGTATCCGCAACCCAGTTCTCCATCCAAACAAACTCAATAGGATGATAACCATCTGGCATTTTCTGAATAGGAACACCTTTGGGATATTGCCTTGTTCTTATCATTTCCGTTCCTGGAATTCTTAACGGAGAGTTTGTTGTAACAATATGATTACCATCTTTATCATAATCTATTGTTACATAAATATCAGCCCAAGTTGATTGAATATATCCACCCGTCATTGCATCATAATAAGGCATACATCTTTTTACAGTCGTATTCAAACCTGGGGCTGCTGTCATGTAATCTGGCTTATCAGTAAGAAATTGAGGTATTACCTTATACCACTCTGGGATAAAATCCCTTGCTGGTCTTGGAGGAACCTGAGCAGATTCTGCTGAAGCGGTTACTGGGATAAACTTAATGAGATTTTTTTTCTTATCTCTTTTTCTTTCATAAGCCTTATCTCTTTTATAAAAATCTTTTGTCATTTAAATCTTGGTCCTTCCATCCACACAACTAAACTTCTCCGTACACCATCTGTTACAGGAGTAACACGATGCATTGCAAAAGAAGGAAAAAATATCGCACTACCTTTTGTTTGCTTTATCACATACTCAGGCTCACCCTCTGGCATAATACCCAATTCAAAACTACCGCCCTCGTAGGAATCTTCATCTGACAGAAATACCGAAACAGATAGCTTTCTTGTTAAAGAAACAGCATCCCCTTCGCCCTCTTTATTTGTTTGCATGTCATAATGCCATGCATAATGATTATGCCGATTATTGTACTCTGCGTATTGAATTTTTTCAAAACCCCAAATATCATAATTAAAATAATTATTATTTACATAATCAGTCACTTCTTTTATTCTTTCAAATATTAAACCATTCTCTTCTTTCGGGAAAAGAAAAGTGGATTGAGATCTACGAACATAGTGATCAACATTGTCCATCACCCCAAGTGATGAATCTTGCAGTCTTTCATTTTTTGAAACATATTCAATAATATCGTCACATTCCTGATTGGAAAAGATATTATCTAAAACAATAAATGGTCTACTTAGACTGTAATGCCTGTTGTGATTAATTACAATATTTCCCATTTCTACCTATTCCTATCGTGATAAAAACTATCTAATACACCTCTAATACTATTTATACGATCTAGATCTGATTGAGATAAAGATGTGGACTGTGTTAGTGCTTTTCTATACTCTGGATATTCGTGGAACACCAGTTTATAATAATGATTAACGAGCGTGATTGCTCCGTAGACAGCGGAAGTATCTAAATACATTTTGTCAGACAATGCTTCTTTCAAGATTAAAAATTGGTTATCAACATGTTCAATAACAGCATTTGTAATATCAAACAAGATTTCTGGATGGGCATCAAATATACCAAAAAATTCTACTGTTTGACCAATAAAATAAAACTGACCTTCATAAATAACAACTGGACCGTGAATTGATTGCTTTATTTCATAGCTCATGAGTCAATTTTACCACTTTTCAAGCGGGCATGTTGAATTTGGGAGCTGAACTTTAATTCTCATAAAACATCCGCACTCTTTACAGGTGTTTGTTGGTTTAAAAAACCTTGGACATTTCTTGCAAATATCAAGTCTTTGCTCAGGTAGCGATTTAATGTCGCTCATCACTAACCCCTAACTATAGTTAAATGTTTCTACTTCGGTTGTTGCATTTAGGGTTGAAGGACCAGCCATCAAGCCATGCTTCTTTGCTCTTCCTGATGTCACCCCAGATACACCTGCACCCAACACAGTCCCGCCAGATGACATCTGTGCAGAAATGTTTACACCAGAGCTATTGCCTGCTGAAATAACCTGAGCTTCCACATATGCAATATAATCACTATTACTAGTCACATTGGCGACAGTAGCTGTTAGTTGCTCTACGACAGAACCAGATGTCTTTTTAACAACCTTGACATCATGCTTATACCATGTAGTAGCAGTTGCCGCATATGATACATAACATGTAGATCCACTCAGAGAACCACCCGATGGGCATGAATAAACTCCGTTTGGATACCATGCGGGACTAACCTGCCCAACCCAGACTCCACCTTGTAAAAAATAACATGCAGCATGAAATGTCCAGTCCCCTGGACACACGGGGTATGAGCCCTGAGATGCGCCATATGTGTAGTTGCAATTAGTACCGCTTAATGTCCCACCAGAAGGGCATGAATAAGGAGCTGCTGTGTATGAAGATTTCGTAGTATGAGCACCCCACCAATTATTGGCATCAGTTACCCAGAAAGAGACTCCATAGCCAGCGCCATTGTTTGCACCAGTAGCTTTAACTACTGCACCTTCACTTTTTGCATCAAACGCAGCAACTGGATACGATGCGCCAGGTGTGACTGCGTATGCTTTATTATTAGTAATACCCCAAGTTCCGCTTACAGACTCCCATGGTTTTGTTGCTGATGTAGGAAGCGCTGATGTAGTATTAGCTGCAACAAAAGTATCTTGAAAAGCAGCTAGCTTTGCAAGAAGTTGCCTTGGGCTCAATGGTCCAAGAGATTTAGATGCTTTAAAAAGAAAACCCATTATACCCCCCTGTTAGAAGTTCAAGCTTGAACTACCAAAGACTGTCCACGCACTTCCTGTTCTTAGTAACACGAAGCTAAAGATGTCAATTTTACTTGCAGTACCTGCAGGAGCAGCTCCACCAGCCCATTTAATCGTCTGTGCAGATCCACCGATTTGCAATGCGTTTGGAATATAGGCAGTTGCTCCTTGAGTAACAATTACAGTTACAGCCAATGCTCTATCATTTGTCGTTGGAGCGTTTGTGACATTTAATGTAAAGTTTGCTGCTGGAGAGCTTACATAAGTAATGTTTGTAGCTGTCCAGTCTAGTGTGAGAACATTGGTTGTGATCGTTCCAGATGTTGCAATTTCAGACATCTCAGCAGCCGTTAATGGACCAGACACTGTTAGACCGCCAGTTAATGTTGTATTACCAGTCACCGCAAGGTCTGTTGATACAGTAGCATTTCCTGTTACTGTTAAGTTTGTTGATGCTGTAGTATTCCCTGTTACTGTTAGATCTGTTGTTATAGTAACATTTCCAGATACAGAGGCGTTACCGCTCGCTTCAAGATTTGCAACAACCAAGGATGCATTTGAAGATGCAGCAAAGTTTGCTGTGCTTGACGGAGCTGTTGTTAGATTAGTAAACAACTTAAACTTACCATCGCTTGCATCTCTTAATAGACCTGCATACTTGACAGCGCCATCGTTAAACTTACCAGCGAAACCAAGGTCAAAAGTATCAGCAGCGTTTGTATTTCCCATGAACACAATTGGGTCTGACACGGTAAGGTTGTTTGATTCAAACGCACCACCACCTACAGTGATGGTTCCTTGAATATTAGTATTACCGCTAATGTAAACATTACCACCAACACCAAGACCGCCAGCAACAACAAGTGCTCCAGTTGTAGCACTTACTGAGTTAGTAGCGATATTAACTGTTACAGATGTGTTTGGAGTAATAACCATTTGAGTATCATTACTTGACAAACCGCCTGCCGCAAAAACAATCTTGTTTTGCTGACCATTACCACCAGTAGCAAGAACAAGGTTTCCGTTTCCTGCAGTGTTTGCTGGAGCTTCCATGAAAATATAGCCATCGTGGTCAGCGGTAATTGTGAATGATGGATCACTAAAGTTAGCTGATGTGATACCCATGTCAATCCAGCCAGCATCGTCATCGCCTGCATCGGCATACGCAATAAAGTCAGTTGAGCTATTTGCATTTGTTCCTAAGTTTCTAAAAGCAATTTGCGAGTAATCTACAACATTTGATTGAAATGCAGCTACTGGATTAGTTAATGAGTTTGAAAATGTTTGAGCATTTGTTCCAACATAAACACCATCATCATTTGTAACAATCAGCGAATTTGATATCTGAGCAGATGTAATCTGAAGACTCGTTGTCCAGACTGCAGCATTGCCATTCGTTGACAATAGATAATTAGCATTGCCAGCTTGTGATGGCAATGAGTCTGTTCCAGAAACAACTTCTGCCCACCTCTCAGCTGCTTCAGCTGCAAAACCACCAGAGCCAGATGTGTGATCAAGAAGAGCAACATAATAACTGATACCATTTGTTACAACATCATCAACTAAATATGCAGTAGTTGTAGCCCAAAAACTACGATTTCTAAGACCACGGGTGAAAGATTGCCATTTATTTGCTGCAAGGTCTGTTGCGAATGTGCCTGATGTGTGTGCAATCAAACAAATATAGGTTGAACCACCTCTAACAACAATATCGTCTACTAAATAAGCAGTTGCTGTTGCCCAGTTCCCCTTGTAGTCCTGTCCTTCAGACATGACACTCCAGTATGTTGCATTAGTTGGTAGGTTATTGCTTGCATTGGTTGTATTGATATATACATAGGATTTACCACCATATGTAACAACATCATTTATTTCATATGTAGTACCACTATTGTAAGCACCCTGATGGTAGAACCTAAGTCTACCAAGATCTATTGCAGCCATTTATACAACCTCCACTATCAAATTCTTTTCGTTACCAGTATACCAAGAAAATGTTAATTCAGCTTGACTGGTTAACCAGTTTTTATATATATCATGATTTGAAGGATCAAAATACTCATTATCCGCAGTAAAAGTATCCCCTAATCTATGTTTTGGAATTGACACCACATTGGTTCCAGTGTCATATTCATTTGTAATCGTACCTGGCTCAAGGATTTCTTGAACTATCAGCTTTGCATTTGCTGGGTAGTATTGAAACCCATAAAACTTATCGCCAATCTTAAACTCTTCTTTTGTCGTATCCCAGGTTATAATTGCAGATGCACCAGAACCACCTGTTCCACCACTATTAACAAGATTAGGCATATTCTACCCCACTAATATTAAAGGTTACAGAGCTGTTACTGGAAGCAACATAGACATTGCTATTTACTGGAACAACAATTGATGTGTTATAGAACAAAACATCATTTTTAATGATATTAGCATTACTAACAATTTTATTGTTATTTGCTGGGGATGCTCCTGCTACTAAAATATGAATACTAGCAGTAGCATTTGCTGTGTCACTTGTATTACAAATATTAATTGATTTAATAATTGTGTAATTACCAGCCGTGTTTGCAACGGTATAAACATTAGAACCCGTTGAATTACCTAGATATAAAGACTTCGGAACTAGATTTGCCATTTATGCCCCCATCCACATTAAAACTTCATTGTCATAAGTTGTTGTATTCATGTCTTGAATAGTCGCTGCGTCAAGAATATGGTCTACAAATGCACCAGATGTGTGTGATCTTGCGGTTGTTCCATCATAACCACGAATCTGGATTGTAAAAATATTTGTACTTCTTGAAGAGATAAGCATCTTTTCTTCATCAGATGTTCCTCTATCAACAACTACTGCAAAAGGATTTGATCCAGATGGAAAACCAACAGCGTCAGTTACGGAAAAAGAAGAAGCGCTATTTGAAATATTTGCACTTAAGTTAGTCCTTAGAGCAGCACCTGTAAATTCTCTTCTCAGCATCAAAACCCCTTAGTCAATGCTGATATCAAGATCGCCAGTTGCGATTCTTAAAGTATCCCCAGCATCTGTTGTTTTATTTGTTGTAAGTGTTCCATACAACAACATGTTTCCAGTTGTAATTGCATCAAAAATACCAATTGCTACAGTTGTTGCTGCTGGCATTCCTGTAAAATCAATGTTGCTATCATTTGATGTTGCACCGCTTGAAGCAGCGGTAAATGTTGCAATTTGACGAGCATATGAACCACCAGTAACTTCTGTTCCACCAGCTGCATCAGATGGTGCGGCTGTAAATAGCGCTACATAAACATCTGCTGGCATTGTGTACGAAGTAGTACCCAGGAAGTGATCAATAAGTTTATTCTCAAGATAGTTTGTAAGATTGCCTGCCATTATTAATCCTCCTGATTAGTATAATACATTTCTTTTTCTTCATCACTAGGTAATCTAAAATTATCCAATGCAAGAAGCAAGTTGGCTTCTTCTGCTGGAAGCAAGCCCATTTTATTTCTTTGTGAAAAACGGAATCCAGATGCAGTTGAATATCCAGCTCCGCTTTCAAATACAATTAAAACCTTTCCTTCTTCAGAAATGTTTTCTTCAATAATTTCTTTTTTAACTGCAACTTTCTTTGCTACAGCTTTCTTCGGTTTATTAATTTTTTCGGATGTTACACTTGTTTCTTTATTAGTCATATGATCAATCTTACCACTTATGTTAATTTAAATCAATTTAAATATGATAAAAGGCGGGGTTCTTGTGAACCCCGCCCAATATCTACTTTAATTGTTTAAATTAGAGTGAACGCAACTTAACATTCTTACCGATTACATATGAATCAGCATTTTCAATGTTGGCTGCAACTCTCATGTACTGTGTGTACTCAATTGTGTCAGTCTTTGGCTTGAACTGGCGGTACACTGTGATGTCACGGTGGATACCAATTACACGGTTGTTAGGGAATGTAAGTTCCACAAAACCATGTGAGCCTGCTGCACCAGAGTAGTCACCAGTTGCGGTTTCTGGCATCAAAGGTACTTCAATCAGAGGAATACCGAATGGTGAAAGACCAGTTGCACCTGGACCACCATTTGCTCTCATTGAACCTTGCAAGAACGCCATTTCACCAGCTGTTGACATTGGAGCAGGTGCGCCTGCTGTTGCCTCAGTTGCCGAGTTTGGATTACCCAAGCTATAAATTGAATCCTGAACAAGTCCTGGACCTGTGAAGAATCGCAATTCATTGCGGCGCTGCAAGTACTTGCTTGGCAAGGTACGAAGAACTTTGTCAAAGACCGAACGGGAAATGTTATTTCCTCCGAAGTCTACAACATCTCCGCTTGTTCTTGCAAGCTTGTTGAAACCATCAAGAGCCTTAATAAGACCATTGTTTGACGATGTATTACCGTTGATAAACAAGTCATCAAGGTCGTTTGCTGTCTGACGAGCCATAATCTGTGCGATATGGTCTTCCAGTGAAGCGCCCTCAATGTTGTCTTCCAACGATTCCGTTGAAATATTCCAGTCAAGACGAAGCTTTACAGTTGAAAGCGATACCTTGCTGAATGTAACGGCTGCGTTTGCGCCATCATCTGTTGCTTCGGTTGCCTTTGCAAGCAAACGAGTGCCGACAGATACCTTGTCAATATCCATCTGTGGAGTACGCATACGAATTACTCGTGCGTTCTTCATCAATACTGACTGATCAACAACGAAGTCAAGGAAGCGATTTGCTTGCTCTGGGTAGAGAAGTCCACCACCACCGCTGACTGGGTTGCTGTTTGAAACCACTGTCGTAGTGACTTCATCTGCTTTTGATAAAATTTCTTGTTGTGTTGCCATATGTTAATCCTCCCTTATGACCTATAACCTAGGGAGTTAATTAACTCCTGTGGCAAATATGTATTTCTCCAGAATGAAGTAGGTGCAGACTTGGCAAGTGCCTCTTCTGCTACTTCCTCTTCGTCTTCTGGATCTACGCTCTTTTTAACAGCTCCAGCTGCGGCAAATGCCTCAACCTTTTCTGTTTGCTCAGCGAGAGCCAACTCCGCTGTTTCCAGCTTCTGATGAAGTTCAGTACTTTGAACTTCAAAACCCTTAGCAACTGCTTCAATTTTTTCCTGAACAGAGGCTTCAACTTCTTCCTTGATTGAAGTAGCAAAACTAGCCAGTTTTTCATCAACAACAGCACTCAGAGCATCTTTAAGAACATTAATGTCCATTTCTTCCTCCTGTGTGTCTCCACTTACTTCAACGGAAGTTGAAGTTGTTTCTTCTGCGACATCTGGAACAAGCCATCCAATAAACTTTTTCAATAGACTAAGCTTACTAATTTCTTGTTCATTCATGTCAGAGATCTTATCATAAGTATCATTTAATTGCAATTCAGAGTCTTGCTGAATAATAGATTCCATTTTCTCAATCATCTCCTTAATTGTATCAAAAAATTCACTGTCTTGTAAGGACATTTCACTTTTTGTTGTATTTTGAGAAGGGTTGTTTGGAACACAATTCGGAACCATGTTTCCATTTGCACCCTTCTTTTCACCTTCTTGGTGATAGCCCTCCCAACAGGGACTGCCTTCTTTCTTAACTTTCTTTTTTGGTTTGAACTTTGGAGAGCCAGATGGGAAAGGAGGAACCGTTGGTGATGTGATACCATTTCTTGCTGGATACTTAGACTCTGCATTTTCTGTTGTTACAGACGCATCCTTCTCAACATCCTCGCAAGAATTGCAACCACAGTCACAGCCCTGATCTTTCATTAATTCCAGAACAACATCCAACAAATCCTCGTCAAAATCGTTTTCTAAGAAACCTTTCTTCTTTGAGTTCGCATAGCGTTCAAGCATCCTGCGACCTTTCGCAGCAAGTCTTGCTGCGTCTGCCATATCCTGAGGCACTGGCTCACCCCACGCCGCTGCTGAAAGCGCAAGTCGTGTTGGTTCACCATTTGGCTTTTTCATTGGACCAGATGGATTTGTAAAAAATCTTGTAAGGAACGAACCCTTGCGGCGCATTTTTTCTGGAGTGTCGGCAGCACCACGAACACCTGGCTTTAGATTTGCCCCTTCTGTTTCTTTGAAGTGTCTTCTGCCAGCCGCTGTGAGACCACCCTTTGGATCCTTGAGGGGTTGCTTTGCTTTTGCCAATTGACAATCAAGATCGCAATCAAGAGCGTATTTAAACAACCCCTCATCGTTCATTTTGATAATATCAATAATCGCTAAAGCATTTGCTGGGTTATCTACAAGGCTCAGTTCACCAAGAACATATTTTTTAATAATATTTACTGGCTTACCACGAAACATCTTATCGGCTGATTCTGATTTCTCAATTACCTTGCCGCCAATTGAGAAAGAACGAAGGGTTCCGTCAAGAACTTTCTGCCAGGTGTCTTCAGCGCCCTTTGAAATATAAGCTTCTACCTTAACGGCATTGTATGATGTTCCATCAGCGCCAGTAATAACAACTGGCTCATATTTAACAGCCTTGCCTACGGCAATAGGGGCATGCATTTCTCTAATGTTCCCGCCCCAGTTTGCAAAAGCCTCTTTGGATGCCTCAAAGTCAACAATATCACCAGCTTTATCAATATTGTCTGCGGTAGCAATACCAACAACAATCCTTTGTTCCCGCTTAATCATATCAATTGGGAATGAAATATTAAAATCCGACATTTAGCCCTCGTAGCCTACCAGCATATATTGTTTTTAACAATATTGCAAATCAGCCTAGTGCAAAAACTGCTACAGCGGAAGAGGCGGTAACTACCTGAATGGTTGTATAATCGCCATCAATTTCTATGTATTCCGTAGACTCTGCTGGAAGAAGGATTGTATATTGCCCATTAAGCTTAATGTCAACATCACTCGCCCCTTTATTATAAACATACAACTCACTTGTGTGTTGTCCAATATTTACAACACCATCAGCTGTTACTAAATTTTTGTTTGAATATACCAAACTACTTTCACTCATTGTATTCTCCTTGAATAAATTTACTGGTTGAATCGTTGTTCACTCCAGAATCTTGATTTTGACCACGCTCTGCTTGAGCCCCATCTGCCACTGGATTACTTGTTGCTCCATCACCAGTCGGTGACTTAGGTGGATCAGAAGCAGAATTATTGTCGTTTCCTGGAGGAGCCCCCACGCTGGAGTTACCAGCAGCATTTTGCTCTTTTTTAACATTTGTTGGGAAAGGCAAAACCTCATCTCCATTGTATCGCTCTGGCAAACCGATTTGACCTCTAACCTCGTTAGGGGTAATAACTTCTGTGCGTAGATATCTATCATTAATTCTTGACTGAATATCTTCATCAACAAGGTCAATCTTCTTCAAACGAATTGCCATCAAGTCAGTAAACTCGGCAATAAGCCTGTTTAGTTTCTTTTCAATAATTGATTGATCTGGACCGATCACTTGCATCTTGAAGCTCTTATCAGCATCTCTTGATACAGCCAAGTTTGCGTTGTCATAAACACCAACTTTTGGCGCAGGGACTCTGTTCGCAACAAGAATTTCATCACGATTTGATTTGCGATATTTATCAAAAGAAGAATCTTGAATGCCAGCTTCAAGTTTTTCAAACTTAATATCAGTATCTGTTCCAAGATTAGCAGGAATTGGAATTACCAGTGTTCCGTGATTACGACCCTTAACTTCATTTCTAAAATAGTTAATCAATTCTTGCTTTGATTTATTGCTAAGTTTTGCACCCTTAATAAGAATTGCATAACGAGGTATTGCTTTATTTTCAAAATAATCAATGTTGTATTCTTTTGCAAACTTATCACCAACAATTGCTGCAGCAGCAGAAACTGCTGATGGAATTCCATAATATGTATTGTTAGGTGAATAGATTTTAAAATGAATTAGCTCATTCGGCTTTGGATCATTATTGATTGGATCAGGAGTTTCTTTATCCTGAAACTGCCTAAAGAATACTGCTTGAATTTTATTTGTTTTTGCAATCTGGACATATCCATCACGCTTTCTACGGACACGGACAAGCGTTGCTGGAACATGACCAATATAACCAATCTGACCAGCGTTGTTGCGACCAATTTCAAGATAGCCATTACCAACAGTTAAGACATCTTGCCATACACGGACTAAGGTTTCAATCAAAGTCTCTTCAATATTTAAGTTTTCAAATGTTTCATCAAGATTCTCTTTGAGATCCTGATACTGTTGCCTTAGTCTTGTAAGTTTTTCTTCACTACCTTGAGCTTTTTCAATCTTTCTTTTAGCTTTAAGCGTTTCTACAAATTCATATCCGAGACCAACGGTGTTCATAACACGAGCATTAATTGCTGCATAGTGAATTGCACTTTGGTCATACAGACCAGCGAGTGTGTCTAAATCGTATGGGGGATTTACAATGTCGTAAAGTGAATATCCACTTACAATTTCTGGGTCAACATATTTTGACTTAGTACCATCTTCTCCCTCATGTTTTTTTTGCAGACGCATCGCTTTGCGTTTCATTTTTGGAGAAAGAGATGAAATCTTTACAAAAGAAAAAGGATCTGAATCTTCAGATTTTGATGTAAACCCCATATATGAAATATCATCTATTTCATTTTCAATGAAATCATCTTGTACGAGTTCCATTTTCTTATCCATTCTGTCTCCTATTATCAAAGTGTTCATCAAACATATCTTCAAATGGATCAGCTACAAATCCGTTAGCCAATCTTTCTGTTTGATCATCTCTTTCTGCGGCAGAAATTTTCCTACCTCCAGCAATCCATCTAACATGTCCATCATCATCGCCAGACCAGTACTTACCAGCATCAAGAACTCTTTTCTCAATGCTTAAGTCATACATGACACCCTCTGCTGAAAGGACACCATCGCCATCCGACAACGCTTCACCTTCAGCCGTAAAGTATACGCACACTCCGTAAGAGCGCTCTGGAATCCAAATATTTTTATCTTTGATCATATCTGACGACATAAGTTTAATTATACACTAGTTTTAATCAAAAACAGCACAGCTGTGTTCAGATATCAGCGTATCGGACATGCACCCGTTGCACAATCATCCATATCAATCATTAGATCGCTAGAATTCTGTTGAAGCGGGATTGAAAAGTCTAGTTTTGCAACCGACTTGTTGTACTCTTCCTCGGTAATTTCTTCATACGGAGGAAGCGGGAAGTTATGATCAACATGCAAAAGGAATGAAACAGACTTAACGCTCTTATCGTAGTTCTTAGACAACCAGTCCTGAATGGCTGGTAATTCTTCTTTACGATAATACACTGTTACAGAAACAGCATTGTCAGCCCACTCAGTCTGCATCTTCTTTACCCATTCAAGCTGGTCTATTGCAGTCATATTTGCGGCTAACACAGCACCTTCTGGTGATTTGCATGGGAACTCAACAACATAGCGAGTATGATCTTCACGACCATCTAGCCCAATATCCCAAACAACCTTGTACCCACGCTTACGACAGGCATCCACTAGTGGATCAACAGAGCTAAAACGAACTCTTCTTGTATAGAAATTAGCAAATGCTGGGTGGATACCTGGTGTCACACCTGGCAAAAGCGAAAGTGTTCCAGATGGCTGGACAGTGGTAAGTCTGACCGAAGGATTCCAGCCGTGATCTTCACTGTAAGCCTTATCAAAGCTCTTAAGATATACATAAGCCTCATCAAGCCATCCAACTTGCTTTTCTGTT